CTTTGCAGCAGTCTCCAATGCCAATTCCTTCTGAGTCGCAATCTGAGACAGCGTCTGAATAGCATAGAGGTGCGTAGGGATACCCATGTAACCATCGTAGTGGCGATATGTATTGCGCCAGTGGATAACATCCTCAGCAGGAGCCTCAAACTTACTCACAACTCCACGATCCGTGTTCCATGTGAGTGTGTAGGTCCCGGTCATCGGATTATACCCACCACAAAGAGCCAACCATAGGTTCATAGGTTTGCCGTACTCATCACGCTCGATATAAACGAATGCATTTCCGAGCAATTCACGATGGATACTCATCTGCTGGAACAGTTCGCACCCGGTCATAAGCGGATTAGCCTGTTTCTGCATAAGCCAGTTCAGCATGCGGCCATCTCCATACATTGATTGTACGAAATTACCACCTGCTGAATCACGGCGTTGGTATTGCATCTCCATAGATCCGATGGTCTTAGCCTTCAGCTCTACAGCGCGATACACAGCAGAAACGGTCAGCGACTGCTGTGGGTTACTTACCCTAATCTCCTTTGCCTTATACGATCCAGTAGATGTATCTGCCTCTTTGGCGGTCATCTTCTGGTTCGTAGAGGACTTGGTTGCAGCCGCCTCACGATTCTGTGCGCTTCTGAATATGTTGTCAAACAATCCCATACTATATAAGTGTTATTTGTTGTTTTTGGGTTACTTTCGTAGTTTTTTCACGAGAGCAGATGTTGGATAGTTAGCGTTGATATACTTCACCTGTTCAGAGTCATTGTCTTTGTACTTATTGAACACATACCCATCTCCTGCAGCCGGCCTCTTGATAGCTATGCAGCGTCCGGCATGCTCAAGTACCCATCTGTCGATTCCCTTGTTTGCCAAATAGCATGACAAGATGATGTCGTCCATACTGGTCTCAGGAGCTGTAGCGTATATCTTCTTCAACTCGTCATTGGTGAACCACTCACGCTTGAGTAATACTAATCCGGTACCAAGAATATCTACGCGCGTGTCAGACTCTATAGTGATGTTCCAACTTTTCATAGACCGGCCACCGTTATAGTAGTGCCTAAGAGGGAACTGTCGAAGGATGCCTCCGTGCAGAGATACCGCTGCGTTGTGGATATTGCATCCGTGGATAAGACGCAGCAGGTAGTCTGCCGGATAGAGGATGTCATCATCAGCGAAGGCGAAATACCGGGAAGTGCCTCGTGTCAGCATTCCAAGTTTTTCATTACTGCCTTTCTGATTGTTGCATCGGCGCGTGATAATACGCTTTCCGTATGCAGCTGACATCTTCTTAAATTCAGCATCGACCTTCTTGTACTGCTCATCGGAGTAGTTGTTCAATGTAACGAAGAGAGCGGATAGTTCAGGCTGCTTCATGAGCGTCTCAGCAGTCTTAATGACATGCCCATCACGCCACAGAGAGGCCATATGAACATCCACACACCCTTCGTTATCGCGCCAGTTAGCATAGATAGGATGACGCTTGCGCTCTTCCGCATTCATCGCGGACGGATCATCCGTAGTAGCTAACATAGTGCGCTTCACATGCCCCATGCGCTTTCCTGCCGCTTGCAGTCGCGTTGTGATCTGACGACCGACACCGCTACTACGGAGCGGATTGGTAGAAGGCGCAATGGGAAGCATATGCCAATTCAGACATTCAAAGAAGTCTGACTTCATGATACCACAGCAGTCGAAATACCCTGTCTCATAAAATCCTTCTCGTTCCCGGATCGGTTTTCCACCCCAGCGACTAACACCGGCAAGGATCGACCGATTTGTAAGAAACGGAGACAGACAAATAAAACCGGACCTGTTATACGCCTCTATAGCAACCTCCACGAAGTTTTGACACGGTTCTACATCATCAGGCAAGATAATATAGTAGTCATAATGATGCTTCTTGCAATAGTCGAAGATATCATTGTATGTCTGCCAGAATCCTGCCTTACCTCGATGCTCCGGATTGACAACTACTCGCACATTCTGTTTCCCCTTGAAACTTGGCCTATCTTTTGAGCGGTCGTCAAAGATTACGATGTCGCAATTCTCTTCAGCAAGTAAATTGTCCACAAGTTTGCGTAAGCTATCCTTGCGGTTATAAGAGGTTATTACAATCAGCGTCTTCATACGATATTTACTTGTTGATTTGCCATCTCCATGGCGGTTATCTGTATCTGGTTCTGCTGAGGGTCAGGATTGAATGATTGTATCTGATACCACTTGTTCAGATACTTAATAAGACACCAGCGGTCGATTGCAGCGTTGTAGCGCATACGGAACATAACCGTATCATAAGCATCCAATGCTCCTTCATGCAGAGCCTTGACACCACGACTAAAGTCTTCGGCTGCCCAGAAACAACCAAGTATCTCATACTTAGGATGTCCGGACTTACCGAAGGACTCTGTGCCATCTGACGCACGTCGTGCAATCATTATCCTCTTATTTAGCATTCCTGATGTGTACGCCATAAACTATCTTTTTATATAGTCCAAATCTTTGTTTTTGGGTTACTCTACCTCTTTGAACTGTACGATTTGCAACTCCGGCTCCCTATTGTAATCAACTGACTCAAGAATACTGTACGTTCCGGAAGAAAGATTTAACCATAATTTATCTACCTCTCCGGCACCTAAGATTAGATTGTCTAACTCGCTCATTGTGTCGGAGCTAAGATGGTCTTTTATATCACTAAACGGAGCATTGTAAATAACATAAGGGTTATCAGACTGGAGCATTAAAAGAATAGGTTTACTTACAACCAGCGATGCACCACAAATCTTAAAGTGTCTATCGTTATTATAGGTTACTTGAGAATCATTAACCATGAACCCATGGTCAATTCCTTCCGTAAATTCAGCAACCGTCCTTGTGGTGTACTTATACAAAGGTCCATCAGACTCAAACTGTACGGAGAATGTAGTGAGACTACCAATACTGCCTGATTCCTCGCATGACGCTACATACGCATAACCGGCACGCTTTTGATTACTGCCATCTGTAAACGTCAGCATAACTCGTGTTCCGGCAAGCAGGAGGTCCATTAAGTTGTTTGGTTCAGTTGAACTTGCTACCAAGCCGTTAACAGACATCGACCAATCGTATGTAGTTGGAATGGACTTCAGCACACGACGGTCGGTCGGAGCACATACCTGAATAAACTCTTGTGAAACGGATATCGTGCAACTTTTTGCAGCAGCTACACGAGTTCTGTCTATCGACACTATTAAATTCTTACCAAGTATCATAATCTATTCGTTATTTGGTGTTTCATAACAGGTTAATTTACAAGTATCAGCCTTCCAATCGCGTGACTCTGATAATGGAACATATTTGCGATTATCCGGAGATATGCCGTTTAGTTTAAGCATCGGCAATGTGTCTGTTGCCGGATGTTCTGTTATTAGTTCAAGTCTTTGCCTTGCGGATCCATAATAATCTGCTAACCTATCTAATAGGTTAACTTCTGGACGTTGCGTGCTACTTCCTAACGTAAGAAGTTTTACAGGAGTAATACCATCGCTTTCCCATAACATGGTAGCGAGTTTAGAGTTATTTGCGTCAGAAGCTAATTCTACGTCAACGTCGATCTCATCTCTGAAAGCAGTTCCTAAATCTTTAAGATAAACATTTTCGCTTCTATCTGTAATAAGTTCTCCCTTTGGAGGAACATAATCTACATCTAACTTGGTAATAAACACGTCAAACATGCCATTGGTATATGGATCGGCACAAAGTGCGTCTATAAAAGGATACACATATACTTTTATAAAACCTACCATGAACGATGGGATCTCGATAAATATACCTTCATCTTCATCTATACCCATGTCTGAACTCCAGTTGCTTTCTGTCTTTAGGATTTCATCAGTAGCCTTGTGCTCCAGTGGAAAATCTATTGTCCTAAATGAACCATCCCAACTATACTGATTACCGGCAAGGTATGCCCAATATCTGCCAAATTGTATAGCCACCGTTAACTTAGGATAAACAGTAGCTCCGTACACAATAGAAGGCATTGTTCCCGGCGCATTGCTCCATGCGAGAGTGTTTATGTTTATTTTTATATATCCCTTAGTTGCAGCAAAAATAAGCGGTGTTTGCTGACGGAATACATAATTGTCTTCGGTTAGTGTGTACTTATTCCACAATCTGCCTTGTATGGGATTGAAAGACCAGTAAAGATTCTTTGGAACGCCACACACCATCAATCCGCTTTGTAGTTCGCCCTCTTTGTCGCGCCACCAAGACATAAACGAGGTAACATAATGGTCAAGACCTCCAGAACTTGCTTTTGTTTGGTTAACAACGAGTTCGTAATAATACTCCCGGAACTCATCTGTAGTCCAGAATATGGTCTTATCATAGTTTATTCCCGGAAGCGTTGCAATCAGTTGCAAAGATGCAGCACTTAAGTCGGTCGGGAATATCGCTCTTGTGAGATAGTGCTTATGCTCAGCGAGATTATAAAATGTCTCGTTCGTGTTTACATGAACTTCTCCATTAACTGACTGCCTTGATTCAGGATTCTCTACGAGAGAGTTTACCGGACACTCATCAAGAGACATGTTGCATTCGAAATCTTTTAATTTTGCGTTTACCCTTATACGCTTAGCACCTTGCATTATACTACGTTGATGGTCAGTCCCCATCCAACTAAGATCTTCTATATTTACTGTCGTTGTTGAAGCTAATGTCCATATTATACTACCTGTCTCTGTGACAAATGAATCATATACAGATGTAAAAGGACCATATATGTAATTTTGCTTCCCCGGTGCCTCAAGGTAGATGTTTTGTCCAAATTCACGCCAACAACATCCAAAGAACTTTGCAACTTGCTCAAGGATTTCTTTTGTGGATATAGAATGTACGTTAACAGTTATATTATCTCCACTTATAATATCCTCAGTACTAAAATAGACATTATTATAGAAGTACTTGTTGGTTATTGCTGTGCTGTAATAATATGGTATATATAGATTATTAAATAGTTGCATGCCGCTTTTTTCTTCGACAGCTTTCATCGCGTATGCTATATGTCCCATAATTTTTTTGAAAGCCATTGACTCTGTAGGATCAACTTCCACACTATCCATAGCCTCAAGTACAGATATTACACGCAACTGTAATACCTGTGGAATGGATGTGTAATCTTGACTATACGTCTCACAACTAAGGAATCCTTGCCATTCGATAGTGTCATCATCTACATTTCTAAGCCTTACCGGTCTTGATAAATTATTTTCCGGCAATAGATCTTCCAAAGTAATATACTGGTCAGTAGTGCCGGGTAATAGAGTGCAGACTTCGATTGTACCAGTCTGTGTGCGGATAGGAGCGAAGTAATCGTCTGAGCTATCCTCGTCTGTAGTGAACGGATTCGCCCCACCATACAATTCGACCGGATTGAACGTACCTTCATCATATATGTCTATACGATATTGTGTTCCCTTCAGAGATATAAAACGTATGTACCACCTAACTGATTTCATATTTAATGTACTTTTGAGTAGAAGTTACGGCTTCCACCTCTTGACCGGTTTGTATTATTGAGGACAATAAGCAGGTTAGTGCCGCTTACATCCGTAGTGAGTTCAAGATTTTGCAATGAGTTGGAGTTAGACGCCATTATTGCAGCGTTTTGCACACCTCTTGCTGTCAAAACTCCCTCTCCGCTATTAAGGCGAGCTACGATATTGTCTCCACTATAACTGTTGCCGCCTACCATACCACCGTTTGCGAATTTTGTTGCTGACTTTGCTTTTGAAATAGCAGCGAATGTGGCCGCCAGTACTGCTGCTATGGCAGCAACCGCAAGGATAGGTCCTACAATCGGGATACCGGCAACAGATTCTCCTGCCTCTGATGCCGATGCAGCCGCGGCGGTTCCTGCTGTTGTCATGTTAGCTGCTGCTTTTGTAGTCTCAGCACCAGCCTCTGTTGCTGCTGCTGCTACTGATGTGGCGGCTGATGTTTCGGTTGCTATTGTATTTGCCTCTTTTAATGCTGTACTTAGTTCTGTAAGTGTATTGATGGCTTCCATTACACCAATAACGGTTTCCATAATACTAATTCCGGACTTAAATACTGTCATTAAAGCATCCCAAGTATCCATCTCGCCGCTGAATGCTTTACTGAGGTCTTCGCCAATATCCTTTAATTCGTCAAAAGCATTACCGATTGTAGATATTCCGTCAACATACGAACCGATGTTATCAAGAGACTTCTGTATGAGTTCAAATCTTGTTGGTACCTTTTCAAGAGATTTAGACATATTATCAGCAGCCACTTCAGTCGCTCCTGTCATTTTGTCTAACTGCTTCTGATACATCTCGTACATGTCTGTAGCCCATTTTCTCTGGTCTTCACTCAGACTGCTATCAGACATCATACGCTTAAACTCTTCAAGACGAGCTTTTATGTATGCTACCTTATCCGTATGGTCCTGCCACATTGCGGCGGCATCTTTGACAACTGTTCCAACCTCTTGTACCTTTGGAATCATTTGGTCAAGTGCTGCCTGTGCGGCATCTATCTGCCCTTTTATAGTATCGCGTTCGTCTTGTGTGGTTGCAAGATTCCATGCTTTTTGCAATTCGGATATTTGCTGCTTTAATGCAGCGGCAGATCCTTCCGGGATAACAGGCTCTACAGGGACAGTCACTCCGGTATTCTTGCTGCCGCCGCCGGCACCCAAAATGCGCACTGTCTGCCTATCTATCTGTGATATTTCAGTAGAAGTCCTTTGTGCCTGTGCTCCAAGTGCTTGAATACGTTGCAAGTCTTCATCGTTTAATTTGCGTAGGGCTTCTCCTAATTTTTCAGTCTCATTGGCAGCATATTTTTCCGTTACAGCATGTGCTGTACGACCTCCACCAACAATACGCATTCGTTCTCCAGTTGGTAGTGTGTTTTTAAGCGTTTCGTAATCTCCATACGTTCCGCTTAGTGCTTTCGTCAGCATTTCAGCATCGACACCACGGCTTTCGGCGAGTTCCCGGATTGCACATATATAGGCATCCTGTTCTTTCTGCTGACGAGTTTGGAGTTCATTCTTAAGGTTTTGTGCCGCCGTTTTAACGTCCTCTTTACTTCCACTGCCTTCACGATAGTTAGTGATTGCCTCATTAAAATTAGTACGAGCTGTTTCTACCTGAATTTGGTTAAACGCATTAAACGTACCAAGTTCATCCAAGGCATCATACGCTTCACGGGCTTTAGTAATGATATTACCTATGTTTTTTAGGAACCCACTTATGTCTCCAGTATTGATTGAGTTTAGAAAACCCTGATACAGACTACCGGCCGCCTGAGTGGTACGTCCCCACTCATCCATGAGGATTTCGTTTTGCTTGAAAGCGTCTGTCGCAATCTTGATAGCAGCAGATGCAGCAGCTACAGCAGGGCCGAGTTTTGTGAACAACTCTATGGGGATTCCCATCTTTCCGCCCAACTGCTTGAAAACGTCTCCAACTCCGGACAACTCGCCTTGTACGCTGCTTAATTCAGACTTAGCATCTTTAATGCGACCCTTTAGTTGATCAAGAGAACTTGCTAACGCTTTACCATACGGAGATCTCTTCTCCTCGTCAGTCATTCGCCTATATTGCAAAGACAACTCAGTAAACGTTTTTGTCATTTCTGATATTTTGCCTGTTGCACTTACAGCCTTTGCCTCCATTGCCCCAAGAGACTGAGCGAACTTCACATCCTCTTCGCTTGCCTGCGCAAAAGATTCGCCGGCACGGCGAACTTCACGCTCCATCTGTTGCATTTGAACTGTTGCTCTTTGCAACTTTTTGTCATATTCTGAACTATCGACCTTTAGTCTGGTAATTACATCTGCCATATTACTTATTCATTTCCTGTTCTATTAGAGAATCTAACATCTGACCAAACTGCTCAGAAGCTCTATCTAATGCCATTGACGAAGCAGGACCAAACCATCCCCTTGCAGCGATGGCACCACGGTTTCCATATCTGCTTGTACGTTGCGAAGTACCACTATTCATCCAGCGTAAAATAAACGTCCTATCAGAACCATAATAAGACTCCATGCGCTCTGTCCGGTCAGATCGAGGTATCCGGTTGCCACCACGTTGTCCCGGCACAAGTGTTCTCGGTTTCTCGTATGAGGATAACGCTCTTGCAGCACGTCTCTGATTGAGAATGTTTACCTGACCTCCAAGAATAGCACGATATACAGAGCTACGAACTGCTTGTGCTGCGTGACGTGGGTCATTAGCAATAGCAGATTGAGCCCTATTCTGAACATCAGCACGAGCCTGCTTTATAACAGTCCGGATAATACTTTGTATTTTTTTTATCATATCCGGATTACTGATGAGCAGTCTATCAAGATGCTGACCACCCTCTATTTCTATAGTCGATGCCATTCTACAGGACGGATAATAATTGTTTTTGGGTTACTCTATGGGCATAAAAAAGAAGGCACCAACCTTCTGGTCAGTGCCTTCTTAATGATAGGTGTCTGATTAGTCTTTGACTATCTCGATATGTGCGTTTAGAGCTTTAGCTACATCTGTAATCTGACGGATGCCTGTGTTATACCTTCCACCTTCGATTGCTGTTAGTGTCGGTTGTTTTATGCCGGCTTTGTCGCAAACATCTTTTGATAGCATTCCTCGCTCCACCCGGAGCATCTTTAATTTGCGGCCAATTTCTTCCGCCGCTGAGTTGTCTTGCTTTAATACTTTTTCCATATTCTTATTTGTTATAAAATGATTCTTTTGCGTTATCGATGAGACGCTTTGTTTTTATCGTAGCATTGGCCCAATTCTGATACTCAAAGAAGTGAGTGTACTGTTTATCTCCGTCATAGAAGTGATCATACACGGTATAGCCTACAGTCTTATCACCATGTAAAAGTTCGAAGCATATAATAGTGTGGCAATATCCATTATAATGTATTTTTGTCTCCTGCCTGTCGTGCTTCTCCCGGAAGAGCCAGTATCCATAGACGCATCGTGTGCCTTCCCGGCTGCAATCATAGGTGTCGTTGATCACACCGTCGATGACTGCTACAAAGTGTCCGCTGACGTTGCAGACCACTTTGCCCATCGGTACTTCGCCTTCCCGGAGGTGAGCCGTGCATCCGCTGCCGATAGTCATGAGCGGAGTCCAAACTGCTCCAAGTTGCTGTGCTGCTTTATGGAAGTGTTCGCGCTTGATGCCGTTTCTCGGTGTGGATCCAGAGATCTTACGGATCAGGTCGTAACACTCTTTGTAGTCGTGACCACTTGCGATTGCCAGTGCCCGGACACCACAGTCGCCTACCTTAGTTGCTTTGAAGTAATTGGAACGACCTCCGTCGTTGTAATTAAATTTAAGAGCCATTTTCTTTATGCCGAATTACTGTTGCCGCCAGTTTATAGTTTAAGACTTTTATTTGGCAGGGGCTTTCGCACCGTGCCTTTTAGATGTTTTCGATAGTCAGTATGCAGTCGTCGATCTCGGATGTCTGGTCGTCGATGCTTTCGAGGATGTTGTCGAGGGTGTCCACGTTGTCACTCATGGTCTCTCCGCGTTCGCTCTCTTGCAACCCTTCAGGAAGGTTCTCGAATGCCTCTTCCTCTTCTTCCTTGGCTGTCTCGATGATCTCTCTTGCTTGTGCGAGCAGTTCGTTTGCTTGCTCCATCAGTTCCTGTGCCTCCTTGAGGTCTTTCCGTCTTTGATTATTCACGGTTCTGTTGCCGCTTGTTACCCGTTGCCGCCGGGGTTAGATTGTTATTAGTTATGGCAGGGGCTTTCGCCCCGTGCCTTATGCTTCTATATTGAAAATAATTGATTGGAGGTGATTCCGTTCAGTTTTGCGATTCTTTCGTGAGCCGAGTAGCGTTCGCGCCATCCTTTGTTAGATTTGCCAGTACGCATTGAGTAACGCTCTACGAACCAAAACGAATCGTCATTCATTCCTATTGACTCGAACCAAGTCCAGCTCCATGAGTCGCGGCCGCTCAGGTTATTGATGCCGAAGTACCAACCTGTTTGAATCTTCTCGAAGTTCTTGGTCTCGTAGTTGTAGTAACTCTGCTCGGAGTAGCGTGGATTGATCTCAAATTTTACGGTGCAAAGGTACAACAAAATTTTGATATATGCAAATTTTTTCGCGTTTTTTTTGCTTTTTTCGTGTTTTTTTTGATTTATTCATATAAAAAAAAGAGCCAATTCTTGCTAAATTGACTCTTTTCCCGTGAAGTATTCGGAGCACCTAAAACCTTTTCTCGGTTCAAAATCTGCAAATGAATGTGCTACGAAATGCGCTTTCTTATTTACCCATCCTGCCATATCTTTCTGCCATTGTGGAATGGGTTGATTCGGATTGTCCGGATTGCGATACGGTTGCGCATATGCGTAAACCTGTCTCCCCTCATGCTGAGATCGTATCTGTTGCATCTTTTCCCACCAATAGTTAACTCTGCTGAATGATTCTTCAAAGTCTGACTTACCTCCAATCATCGTATATAAGAAGTATTGACCTGTGAATCCATACGCATTTATCATGCTCATCGCTCGCTCACATTCTTCAATCTGCTTTTGAGTATCACACCCGAATCGTATTCTATTATTGTCAAGCCACTTTATCTTTGCAAGTAAGCAAGCAAAGTCATCTGTAACCAATCTCGCATCAAGTGCTTGATTAAAGTCAATCCGGTATCCTCTATCTATAATCTTCTGGAGTTGCTGGAGTGCATAATCGCCAGCTGCAAGTATATTATTATCCATTAGAACTAATTTATGCCTTCCTTCAATAGCTATATCATCGACATCCATGTAAGGAATAATCTTTCCTTCCTTGCGAGGCACAACACACCACGGACATTTATTCGGACATCCGCGTGTAAGGAAGCCATATGCTGTATCATTGGGTACATTAGGATAGATACTATAGTCCGGCTGAGTTCTATCTATCTCTTCAGGCAACTTGCTATAGATATCGTATCCTGTTCCTCCTCTGATTATCTCGTCTGCATCATAGGCTGTGATGTCATCCGGAGAGAAGTTAAACACCTTTGACATATAGATTCTATCGTAATGCTTTAGAGCAAATGCCCATTCAACTTCATCTCCGTGCTCCTTGTGCCATCTCGCAATTTTGCACAGTGCGAGATTAGGATAGATTGTGGCTCCCCATTTCTTTTTCTTAGCGTGGCCATCCACGTCTATTAGTCCTATCTTCATGTTACTGTCTCGTAATTGTCTCGATAATGTCTCGTTCACACTTTGTAGATGTTATTGTATTCGTCCTTCTGATAGGTCAAACAGAAAAAGTGCATCTACGAGAGCGGCTACCGGGTCGATTTTTGCTGATGCAGCCGGTCCACCTTTGACGATTCGTCTTAGATCGCTACTATTGAGCTCGACAGCGCAATTACCGAATGCCCATGGCCAAAGAGGACTATTACTAAACTCCATCCACTGTTCCGGAGATTTTATCATATCTTCTAACTCTGCTATTCGTGGGTTCTGAGTTAGAGCAGTCTGCGATACAGGAACTACCATTTGCATGACTGTCTGTGGGTCCATGCCAAGCGTCTGGAGCCATGCCTTGAGGTTGTTTATCGGTTGAATACTTTGTGCAGGATCATAACCAAATGCAACGAGGTTAAGACCGTGTTGACTCTTCTCGGCCAGTTTGTTGATGGCATATGCGCTGTCAAAGACTTCTCCCGGACAGATGTGAATCCATCCTCCGGCATGCCATGCTTCATAGAGCTGTCGGTTAGGAGATTCTAACATAGTTGACTCCAGTACCCATGCGTCTGTGTCCACAAAGAACCTACCTGCTTGCGGATTTTCCGGACGATAGTTGACTGCCAGATATGTAATTGCAAAGAGGTCGTCTCCGTGACTGAAGTCCATTCCGACAAAGATATTCCAACCGTCTTCGTACTTGCAATCTGTAATACGTCTCTCTCTTTGCAGCGGACGTATCCTGTCGCCTTTCAGCCATTGCGT